ATTATCGTGTGTTTCGAGTTGATGGTCTGCTTACCAGCGCCTAATAACAATAAAAACAACAATAATAAAACTGAGGGCCTTCGGGCCCTCTTTTTTTATCCGGTATATTTCAGCTTCTTGACTTCGATATTTTCCGGAGGCCAATACCGACCAAACGGTCCTTTGTCTTCGCGTAGACTTGATGCGAATTTGTCTGCAGCGGCTTGGCTATCAAATTTTAGAAACTGATCATCAACGTCCTTGTCACCATAACGATTCATGTACCACTGTTCCCAGGTAACAATCCAAGTCATATTGGTCTCCTTTGATTAGGCAATCATTTTAGCGCGAGTCAGAACCGTCTGCTTGGTTCCTTTATATTCCTTGTGCTGCTTGACGGTCGCATCCACGCTGATGGTAGTTCCTTCGTCAATCATCATCTTGTTACCGGTCACCCAGGAGAATGCATTGCCGTCGCTGTCCTTGAACAGGTGCAGGTAGGACGAACCATAATAGCCACTGCCGAGGTAGATGATCCGATCAAGAATCAGAGTCAGACCCTTCAGCCGCTGCTTGACCTCACCAACAAAATTGCTTTCCTTGGTTTCTTGCTTCGGAGCCAAAGCACGCTGGGCGGTGATCACGGCGCTGGCGATCAAAGCGATGTGCTTGAGCTCGACAATGTCGGTCTCCATCAGAACACGGATGTTGTTCATGTAGTCGTTATCGAACTGGTCGACGGAGCGGAAGAAGTTGATGGTTTTTTCAGCCCAAGTGCGGTCCTCTTCAGTGACCTCGATACCGTAACCAGTCCATCCACACTGGTTACCCTTGACGAACTCGCCAGTCGTTTCGCCGCCAGTTTCGTTCGCACGAGCACGAGACACATAGCCAACTTTGCGGATCGAAGCAGCGGAAACGCTCAGAATTTCCTTCAGAAGAAACATGCTAGCCCCACCGAAGTCGAGCTCGTCATCAGCCTCGAAGGAACGAATCTCTTCAAAGAACTGAGCACGGTTGACGATCGCCTTGGGATCATCAATTCCGAGGAAATCCCGAAGGCAGGTACGACCGACGGCGATCTGAGTATCACCATCAGTCAGCACATAGACATCGTTACGAGGGCGATTGGTGTTGCAGTGATCGCAGTGACCGTTGTGAGTACGATACCCACCGTCGAGCTGAATGTCAGACCCAGGAACGGTGTGGATCAGGTTTTCGCTGAGGTTGTTTGCAATCTCGACACGAGCGAGCAGCTGCCAATCTCCGATCTTGGGAGCCTCACCATAAACATTGATATCGATGTATTCGACCTTGCAAGGGCCGCTGTCGGTGGCCACCTCCTCGATCCGAGTGGAGCCAAAGGAGTACCCAATATCAGGGTTGCCGTACTTAGCAGCCTTCTTGACGAGCTTGTCAAGGCGAGCGGAAACAGACTGCTTGCGAAACGTCGGAATCGAAAAAGTGGTGATGAGCATGATGTGGTCTCCTCTCGCTGCCTACAATACTAATATAATCAAAAGAGGGGCTGATGTCAACCCCTCTCACGAACTTTTTTCGTCAAACCATAAGTTTTTTACGTGAGTGTGATTGATCCGACACTGGATGATGCCGTTATAATAATCACTTCTCAGCAACACGTCATTGTCGAACTGAAGCTTAGCTTCCATGTAGCTGAGTTCGCCACGTGTCTTGCAAAGGATGAGAATCTCTCGATGAAAGCTATCGACACCTCTTTCCTCGACAAGTGTTTTGATAGTATCCGATGAACTGAAGTACTCCTTCCAGTCAGACTGTTTTACGACAGTCCGCTTTCTTTTTTTCCCTTTAAGTGGCTTGAGTTTTTGCGTGGTGAAAAATAATTTTTTTCCGATATATTTCATATCGTTTTCGAGATCGGTGATCCGATAGACGAATCCAACGTGATCACCGATCATTTCAGGCGTAAACGGTTTGTTTTGATAATACCATGTCATGGTATTATCTATTCGTCGAAATCAACCTCAATCAATTCGATTTCTTCGGAACCGCAAAACGGACAATGAAACAGTTGTTCCGTGTCATCGTCTTTGATTTGTATCAACAGCTGGCTATCGCACTCATAGCAGACTAAATCGTACATCGTCATCCCTCACAAGCTGCACAGGATTCACTGACGACTTTTTTACGAGTCAGAGCTTGAGCTTTTGACATTGAGTAGCTGTAATACAGACTCTTTACACCCATTTGCCAGGCACGAATATACAAAGCATTGATTTCTTTAACAGACATATCAGGATCCAACATCAGATTGAGACTCTGACTTTGGTCGATATACTGTTGACGAATACCAGCTTGGTCAATAATCGATTCGGCGTTGATTTCCGAAAACGTCTTGAAGACTTCCTTTTCATCTTGAGAAAGAAATTCCAAGTGTTGAACCGATCCATCGGCGTTTTTGATTGATTGCCAGATTTCGTCGGTATTATGACCTTTTTCCTTTAACAGTTGCTCGAGGTATGGATTCTTGATCGTTACTTTTGTCTTTGCTAGATCCTTAACATAGGCATTTGAAAACTCGGGTTCAATTGATTGAGAGACCTGTCCAAGAATAAACGAACTGGATTTCGTCGGCGCAATCGCAAGCAGGGTTGTGTTTCGACGTCCGTATCCTTTAAGCAATTCTGGTTCACCGAAAGTCTTTGCGAGCTCAGCAGATGCTTGATATGCTCTCTCATTCATGGTCTTGGCGATCTCAAGGTTTTTCTGAGCGGCTTCACGACTCTCAAAAGCAATCATGTTCGACTGAAGATACGAATGCCATCCAAGACCACCCATACCGAGAGCACGATGGCGTTCAGCAAAACGACGAGCCTTTTGATGGTAATACGATCCTTCCGTTTTATTAATGAACTCGGTGACAATAGTATCTAGGAAGTATACCATTGTTTCAATTGCGTCGGTCTGTTTGATTTCATCCCAATGCAACAGATTGATTGACGAAAGGACGCAAGTAAACGTCTCATCAATTGAAGACGGGAGGCTTATTTCCGCACACATGTTGCTAGCACAAATTGCCATATCATTATCTTTATACACGTCCGGCTTATTGGTATTGACGTTATCACGGTAAATGATATACGGAAATCCAACTTCAGACCGACGTTGAAGAACCTTAGCCCACAAGCGACGTTTTTCCGATTCACCTTCGATCATCTGATTGAGGAACTCGTCACCAACAACGATACCAGTCGTTAGACCTTGAATTGGATGACCTTCAGTTCCAACATCGAGGAATTCGTCAGCATCGGGATGTTCAATATCCTGATAAGCAGAAAAGAAACCACGACGGACGGAACCCTGAGAAACGGTTGAAGCAAGCGTATCAAATAGTTCCATAAAATGAACGGAACCTGACGACTCGCCGTTGTCTTTAATCGGAGCACCACGATAACGTACCTCTCCGAAGTAACCGGATGTACCGCCGCCACCCTTCATTAGCATACCGTTTTCACCATGAGAAAACATAATATCTTCCATTGAATCGCCGATATACGATCCAAAGCAAGACACAGGTAAACCTCTTTCGAGGCCATAGTTTGCCCAAACAGGAGAAGACAGCGAGTAATATCCTCGACTCATATAATCGTAAAACTTGTCAGCATATCCTTTAATGCCGAGGTACTTTTCGGCCGCATTAGCAATATCTCGAATACGTTGTTCGGCTGTTTGTCCGTCTTTCAAATAACCACGAGAAAGAAATTCTCGAGACTTGTCGTTTAACCATTCAAATGCCATTCGTTTACTTCTCCTTAAAATAGATCTTCAGATGTGAAAGATTTGGTTTTCTTAGTATATGCCGTTGCTCTCTTATAGAAAAAATCTACGTTGGATGTAGTCGTCATTTCATCCATAAACCACTCGGTGTCTTTTACTGCCTTTTCATCAACGGTGAAAATACTCTTGAGGTCGATAGCATTCAGTGATTGATTAAAGCGGTGCTTGATGAATTCCTTGACTGTCTCTTTTGGCAGAAAATCTAAATCGCCTTGGTCATAGATCCAATCGATGATTGCATTTTCTGCCTTGCATGCTTCTTTACACTGTTTGTTGATGTTGGCAATAGTTTCTTTATTCCACCAATCAGGATTTTCTTCTTTGATAATATTGACGAGTTCGAAACCAAATCTTGCATGAATGTCCTCTTCTTTTTGCGTAGCGGAAACAGCATTAGAAATCCCTTTAAGGACGTTCTTGTGTTTGTTGAATGCCATCATAATCAAGAACTGTGAGAACAAGGAAACATTCTCGACGAACATTGAAAACAAAATGATCTTATAGAAGTATTCTTCGTTATCAATTGGCGCTTGAATCGATTTCTCCAAATAATCCATTCGCTTCTTGATTGCTGGCACATCAACCAGATTTTTGAATTCTTCATTCAATCCCATAATTTCTAACAAGTTAGAATACGCATCCGCATGACGTACTTCCGACTCACCAAACGTAACGCCAACGGCTTGAACCTCCGGCTTAGGCATCTTATCGCCAATCTTTGCCCAGAACGTTTTAACTTGAACCTCAATCTGAGCGATCGCAAGCATTGCCTTTTTGATGATATCAGCTTCTTCTGGCGAAAGCTTAACCTTCATATCCTGAACATCGGAGGAGTAGTTGAATTCTGTGTGAATCCAATACGAATGGCGAATTGCTTCAAGATATTCAATCAGTTGAGGATATTCATATGGCTTAAGATTTGTTCGCTTACGAAAAATATCAGGCATATTGTTATGCCGATAAATGATATATTCTCGTGCAAGATTGTGTAGCCCCATGTCCATCATCACATTTTCCACTTGCTTGTGGATGTGATCGACATCAATCACCGCATCATCAATCTGTTCAACTACATTGTCTGTAATTTCTTGCGAAAGATTCTTACTGCGGATACCAATCGACTTCATTGCCTTTTCGACTGCGGTCTTGATCTTATTGGGATTGAAATCTTCAGTAGTCGAATCTCGTTTTACTACAAATCTTTGTACCATTCGGCTTTCCTTATAGTTGCTTCAGACAAATATACTTACAACGCGAAAGGATCGCGCTGTGCTTGTCTTTTCCTTAAATGAGAATTATATACCGTTATCAGAGAATGTCAATGGTAATTAGTCAAATTCACGCAATGACTGCTCATAATAAACGATGATCTGTTTTTGCTGTAGTATATATCTACGAAGCTCAGAAACGTTAATCGAAAGATTTTCATATCCTTGAACAGTCATAGCAACAAAAACGGCAACGCCTTCTTTTTTACGAATCGTTTCAATGAACTGCTCAAGATTGTCTTCGTTAACAACATAAAACCTCACGTCGTTCATTTTTACTGGGCGAGGCTTTGGCCTTAGTGATATTTCTGGCGCAACAATTTTTGTCTGAACGATAACTTCTTCTTGTGTGTTTGGTGTAGAACAGTTAGCGAGTAGTAATAGACTCAAGATCACGAAAAACATCATTGGTCGCATCATTTATTATATCCTCTATTAGTTTAGGTTTTTCAGCCGCTAGTCGTGTTAGATTATGTTCAGAAAAGATTTGCCTCAAATCGGCAGCATCTTGCTCAGCTTCATCCATTTTTTCCTGTAGTTCTGAAACTAAAATACGTTGCCTACGCTGTGTTTCTTGCATTTCATTCAGAGTTAATGCCTGTTCGTCAACAATTAATTCGAGTTTTGAATTATTAGCGACTAGAATTTCAATACGCGCCTGCATATTATTATATGTATTATACACAAACCAACCACCAGCTGTCAACAAAGAAATGACAGCTATTGAGCCCCAGAGTTTAATTGAAGAAAACATCAATCTTCGGGAGTAATCGTTACCGTCTCATATGTCTCTTGTGACCTTAAGACGATGTCATGATTACGATTGTTTTTGATATATTCAAGAATCTTGTCTTCGTATAGTTGTTTGCTGTCGAGAAGTTTAGCCCAGCGCTCATATTTCATTTTCCGTCGATTTTCGAATCTAGTGAAGATGTGATGTGGTAC